GGCTCTTCAGGAAAGCCAAGACCCACAGTGCTAGCAGGATTTGTAGGAGAAGCTGAACCGTGTCCAGCCCTTCTTTTTGCATTTTTACCACCCCCTTTCTTAACCTTATATATCTATTATATATCATGTTTATTTGTTTGTCAACCATTCAAATATTTAAGTAAATAAAATATTTTCAACCCCAAAAAACAGAAAAAAACCCCGGCCATTTCTGACCGGGGAGAGAATTCACCGTGAGTCTAAAAACTGATTTCGATTGCCGCCAATTCCTGCTCTGTTTGGGCTGAGTTGGCCCGGGCTTCGAGTTCGTTTGAGCGTGTGCGGATTGCGTTGATTTGCCAATCCTGAGCAATCAACGCAGTTTCAGCCGGAGTGCGCTGCTCAACTGGGATTCGCTCAATCAGGGAGACCAGTGCTGCACGACTTGCATTTAACTGCCTGTGCTCTGGCTGAACAGCGAGAATTTCAACCGCTGCAGTGTTTCGTATTTCGCGCAGTTTTGCTGCCCGAAGTTCTGAAAAATTCATTAATTAATTTATCCTCGCTATTGAAATTGAATTTACAAGCGGGCTCCCGTTGTGTGGGGCTACACCGGTTGCGATATAAATCCTGTTGCCTGCCGCAATATAGCCAGTCCAGTCTAGGCCGCCTTGATAAACGTTTGTGCTGACAAGATGGTATTTGCGCATCTCTGACGCGCTCGGACTGATTGTATTTACGATTGAAGAACTGACCAAAATAAGCGCTTCGTAGGCTGTTGTTGCGTAGAGTCCGACAGATATTGTGTAAACGCCAGACGTTGCAACTGGAAACGAATCCCCGAGAGTAGCGCTGGCGCTGTAGGACAAATCCGACCCGGTACAGGCCTCTTGAGCTGTTGACCACCTCAAAACGTAGGTATTTGTGCTGCCTCGTGCAGCAACTCCGGTGTATCTGCAATAGCTCGGGGTTGTGCCGCCACCTGTCACAGCTGCCCACGTCTGGTCTCCGCGAAGATAAGTCCCACTATTTGCCGTGCCGCTGCCCAGCCGCGCGGTGTCTACAGTGCCGCTGGCAATAGCAGAGGCCGCGTGAGTGTGAGACGTTGCAGCCTTGCCGTTTAGAGCTGACTGCAAGCCGGGTATTGATGCGATTGTCGCAGAGCCGCCGCCGACCGGGCCGGGGCGAACCGCGCCCATTAGAATCAGAAGGCCCAAAAACAGGCCGAGAGAGAGTTTAAAAGGATTTTTCATTATTCTGCCACCAGTTCGTTTAAATGCCCTGCGCCGGGGTAGGCGGTAAACGTGGCTTCTGTTTCGCCATCGCTCAGCGCAACGCATTCAACATAGATTTTATTGAACTCAACTTCCTGGGGCAATTCGTAGACTTCCCCGTCGTTCAAGACCTTTACAAGCCCGCCCGCGCCATCAGAGAGCAGGTCGCCAGGCTCTTCGTTCGTGCCGTCAGTGTAAGAGACATTAAAGAGAAAATTACCGCCCCGCGCCTTGAATACGCTGAACTTCACGTCTCTGGGCAATTCGATTTCGTCGGTGTCTGCCCCCGTAAATTCGAGGATATAGTCGCGGCCCTGGCGCGGGCTGGTGCGCTGGGATGCTGGTATCCAGTCATCCGATGGCGTGAGTGATGTTGGCTGGGTCATTGTTTGTGTGCCTCTTTCATATTTTGCACGCGCTCAGTGAGCACTGCGATTTGGGTTTTTTGGGCTGAGTTTTCTGCCCGCTGCTCTTCGGCAAATTCGGAAAATTGCTCGCTGAGTTTGTCGATTTTGCCCGTGACCTGAGTGGTGAGAAACCATTTGGCGATTGCAAGTCCAGCGGCCAAGGTTGCCCCGGCAAGGCCTGCGAAGTAGGGGAATAGGCTGAGCATTGTCAGCGGCTTCGATGGGTCAAAGACCGCAGCCTGGGCGCTCATGATGTGAACGATTGGCATCATTTGATGGTCACCGTCCTGTTTTTTGCGTCCCATTCGGGCTTGCCCAGCTCGTAGACAGAGACAAAGGCCTGAGAGTTTATCAGCAAGCCCTGCAGCTCTTTGCCATCTTTAACGATGCGAACAGGCCTGATTTGCTCTTCCGCTTTGCTCGGCTCAGGCTTCACCGGTTCAGCTGCGGGCCCTTTGCGTAGTTGGTTTGCCCGCTGCACAACTTCATTCAAAACTGAATAAAGAGGATTGCCTGGACACTGGGTTGGGATAAACTCACGATGCCCGCGAACGGTCGCCCGGTTGATGACAAATCCGTAAGTTCTGGACAATTCTGCAATGAGTTTAGCCAGAGCCTCAACAGCTTCACCGGGCAGCTTTTCATCCATGCCATACGCGACATTGATGCCTAAGTATTGATTGCCCTCGTTGGTACCACTGTGGGCGCCAGGCAGGGCATTATTTCGGCCATCGTAAACCTGCCACTTGCCGGAGCTGTCACGGTTCAGGATGTAGTGATAACCAATATCACGCCAGCCTTGTGCCAGGTGCGCAGCCCGCCAGCGGTTCACAATCTCTTGGCCTGGGTCAGCCAGTATCTGGGCCTTGGTCTCTGCTGGCCAGTGCAGAGAGACGCCGGGGATGTGCCTATTGACCATCGTCCGGCTCCTGGGCGGGCGTGCGCTTCATGCCTTTATAGACAAACTCAATCAAGCCGGGAAGCAGCTCCCCTTTTACCTCGGCATCAATCTCGGGGGAGAATTTCAGATTCTCGTCGGCGGCATCGTACCAGGCGCAAGCAGCCTCCAAAGCGGCCCGTTTTTTTTCTTCGGGGGGCGCATCGGAGAGGTTAGATTGAACCGCTTCGACCGTTTCGGCAACGGCAGTAATCAGCTCAGGCAAGAGGCTGACAGCCAAAAGTACAAATTGAGGATTTAAAACGAAGCCCATAAAATCACACTCTTTCCCAGGCCCATTGGCCGGTTGTTTTATTTTGAGACCATTTGTGTTTGTTCCAGTTCGCATCAACCCCAAACCATCCGTTTGAGACCATCTGAGGAAATTGAAGCGGCGGAAACTGCAGGGTGAAATCCTGCCAGAAGCAAAGCGAATTACTGACCTGCAGCCGGTCGATAATTCGCTGATTGAGATTGCCCTGCAGCCAGTAAGCTGCGCGCATTAAATTGAACAGGCGCGGGTTTTGAGCGGGCGTGTACGGTACCCCATCGCTGAAAGTGCCGCGGCATTCATCGGCACCCATGAAGGCGCGGTAAACCTCGGCCCAGCATTCGCCCTCGCTCTGTGCCTGGGACGGTCGAAGCTCTGAGAAGCAGCGGGTCAGCTCTTTGGAGATGAAAGCGCTCGTGCTTCCATAGCCGCTCAGATTCGCGTGAAAGTGCCCAGCCTCATGGCTCAGGGCGCGCCGTGAATCAGCCAAATTGGTGAGCGTGAGCCTGTACGGACTGACTGAATCGGCTTTGTAATCCGGTGGGAACACCCCAAGGTCGAGCCTGTCTTTGCTGAAAAAGAGACCGGCAGCAACTTGGCAGCCAGCGTTTTTCAGGTCGTAATCTTCAAGATTAACCAGGCCCTGGGCCCGCATTTCGTCCAGTCGCGGGCTGTCCATGTGCCAGATTTGCAGGTCGAGTCCTGCCCAGTAATCGGTAAACGGGTGCTGGACAAACAGCTCTTTGATGTGCTGGTCCCAGAATGCAGCGCTGCCCACCTCGTCGGCTGAATCGCCGATATAGTACCGGTGCAGCACCACGCCATGGGAGATGTAGTGGGCGACATATTTTTGAGTAATCATGACGCTTTCCCCTTCCAAATCAGGTTCACGTAATGCGACTGGCTGGCGCGCCAGGTAATTGTTCCCTGTATCCCAAACGTCACAGATGTAATGTTTGCAACTGTCGAGGTGTATTGCCCGCGAGATATGCCCATTCCGGTCTTGTGGTTAAACTCAGTATTAACCATTGCGTATGATGCGGAGCCGTCCACATCAGAGAGGCCGAGGGTGCCTCTCACAAAAACAGGTTCATCAAAACCAGAGAATGAAGAGGGCCTCGCAATAACCCAATTCGATTGGTTTGCCGCTTGTTGCCGAGTCCAAGCTGACCCGGTATCCCAATTGGCTGCGTAATCATAAGCGGATGAAGAAGAACCGTTTATGCGCATCTGGAATTCGCCGCCAGAGCCGCTGTTTGTTGCTGAACCTACGCCTATCTCGAAATCAATTGCGCCACCGTAAGAGACCAAGTCCAGATTGGAAAATGTAACCGTGTCAGCGTTTGAGCTGGCGTTTACGTATCGAGCCAAAACGGGGTTAAAAGTTGGATAGGCATTACCCAGCACATGCACCACGTTCGCGCTTTCAACAAACAGCACTGGCAGGAAAAAGCCGAGGGGTGCCGACGTGTCGCCGACCGGCTTTGTTGTGGTCAGCAGGCCAGCGGTGCCAGCGCTCAAATAGTAGAGCGTGCCAGCGCTTAGACCGTGACCAGTAATAGTCACCCGACCCGTTTTGATTGCGGTAAATGTGCCAGTCGTCGGGGCTGCTGTGACCAGGTAGCAATCAGTCGCACCGGGGATGGTATTGGCCTGCGCTTTTACCCATGAGGTGCCATTATGGCGGACCACGTCCTTCGCGGCAAAACCGTGGCTGGCCTGGGAATAGGTGTTTCCAACCGCATCAATTGTGGTGATGGTCAAGGAGGCAGAAATCAGCTCCGTACCGTCGAGATTGTCGGTAATTGTAATATTGCTGCCAGCTGTGAGCTTGGGCTGAATGCGATTAAAGCCAGCCGGTACTGCATCATCAAGCCACTCAACCCACTGGCCAACCAGATTTTTAAACCAGTTGCTGTGGCCGTCCGAGGGCTTTTCTGGGCTTCTGTCCCCAAGGGCCTTTTTGCTGGCACTGGGCTCTTTGACTCTGGCTGCAGAGGCTAAAACAGCCCCAGAGCCAGGGCTGCTTGTTTCATCTGTGCCCGAGCTGGTAACGTCCGGATTATAGGCGTCAACCCATTTGTCGGCATTGTCTGCTCCAACGACTCTCAAGGTCCCGTCATGGATTGAATTGGTGCATCCTGAAACCTGCAGCTCGTGGCCAGCGACCACAGAGCCCAAGCCAGGTGAGCCGCTGAAATAGTAGCGAACGATAGAGCCGCCACTCAGGCTGCTTTGCCAGTTTATAGAATCGACATTGAGTGAGCCGACAACTGTCGAGCCCGTTCCCGTCGCATAAGTCGGTAAACTTGTGGGTCTTGCCATTAGATAGACTCTCCAATAATTCCTTCATCCCAGCCAAGAGCGGTGGGGTCGTCGCTAAAGCCAAAGGCGCCGTCAACATGGGCGCAAATATTCAAATCAACCGGGGCTGAACTCGTCTCCAAAATAGTTCGGATATTTGTGTACTCCCGAATCACGCTCGAAGGCGTGAAGTTGATGGTCAGTGATGCGGGAAAGTTTTGATAAATCCTGCGATTTGTGGCCCCAAGCGTGCCGAGAATGCCGAGCAGGTTGGGCAACGTGCCATTGCTATTGAGCGCAGCAATGCGGCCGTACAAGAGCACACGGTATTCGTCGTCAGGTGTCAAAATCGAAGGCCGCGGAAGCGTGACGATGGTGCCAATATCATCAAGCATCTGGCCAACTGCAAAGGCCAAAAAGCGACCAAGCAGAAGGGCGAACAGCGCATTTTCAACAGTCTGGTACCGCTGCAGGAAAACCCGAATCAGCTCTTTGAAGGTGCCTTCCTGCTGAAACTGCTGCTTCAATCTGGCCAGGCCCTGGTCTACATGGTCGGTTATCTGGGTGAGATTTCTCATGTGGCATTGACCGTGATTCTGTCTGCAGTAATATTCACCACTTCGGTGCCAGGGATTGAAATGTTTGCCGAAGAGACCGGGGATGGGCTGAGTGACTGAAGCAGAGATATAGTCAAAATGCCCGGCACGTTTACTGAAACCGTTGCAGAAAGCAGGTGATTCACCAGGTCTTCGCCGTGCGCATAGGCCCGGCTTTCCATCGCAGTCTTGCAATCGGTTTTGTACTGGGCAATCAGCGCTGGGCTGGACCAGATGGCCGCATCGACTGTCAGATTGAGGGTGAAGTAAGGATTCACCTCTGTCACTCGGTCAAACGCTATAATTTGCGGGTCGTCTGGGTTTCCATCATAAGTGCCAGTCTCAGAGCCGTTTGTGTCAATGCCCGCAGGCCCAACCCGGCCAATCGTGTCAATAATGTCCTGGTCGGTGCCGCCAACCACAATGAAGTGCATGGAGTTTGGCTTAAGTCCATCTACCTCGACATTGGAGCGGTTTTCTTCAGCAAAAACATAGGTCACACCAGGCAACTGCTCAAGCGCTTCTTTTACCGCTGCAAGAGTGCCACCATCAGAGTTGATAGCCTGCTCAGCAAGCCGAATTCTGAACTCGTCGTCTTTCTCTTCATTCGTGCCAGGAGTGGCAATGGTTTGGTTGTAAACGTCGTCCCACCCACTCAGGGGAGTCACGATGGTATTTATGGAACCAATCGAGGCTTCAAATGGTCCAGTGTTGAGCGATTCAGCCAAAACATTCACGCCAGGATAAAGGCTGATAATTGCCGGGCTGGTGGGGTCTTCGTCGTCGGTATCATCAGCTCGGTTTAGGTTGGGATATTCAACCCAGAATCCCGCAACATCCCAATCGGTGACAAAGAATCGCCCATCATTGCTGGCGTTTGTCGAGCCGCTGACCTGAACCTCCCAGTTTGCGGCCAGGGCAGACAGGTCGGGCGTGCCGTCCAAATAGGCTCGAACTGTATTGTCTGTGCCTGTCTGAAATTCAAGAGTATCAACAGCCAATTCTTCAAGCGCAGAATCAAATGCTGGGATTTCAGCGGCTGCATTCAGGGACCATGCAACGCTGGTTGAGCTTTGCCGGGCCTGATAATCCTCCGGCACAGTGACGGGGGTAATCTGGCTGCGATTGATAAGCGTCAGCGTGACCTGGCTTTTGCTGGCTTCGATTTTGTCTTCACCGATAAAGGCGGCAGTATTGGCCAGAGAGACGCCGGTTGCTGAGGCTCTGCTGATTGATTGAGAGAGAGCCAGCCCTAGCATCCAGAGCTTCGACTCGCGCTCTGACATGATGCCTACGAATTGGCCCCAGGGCTCATCAGAATCAAAGGACGCATCTTCAAAGCCTTCAATAGTCGCAATGTCGCTCTGCATTTCGTCGGCGCAAATCACAGCTGTTTTGGGATTGAATCCGGTGAGCAATAAACCGTATTCTGTCATGGAGAATTGACCTCAATTTCCTGTTCATCATTGCCGAAAATATCCAAATAGCGCACGACAATGCGCACCACTTGGGTTTGCTGGTTTGGGTAGGTCTTGACGCTTTTTACGCGGCGAACGCCCTGCACATCGAGCACGTTCCAGCGGATTTCGCGCCTGGTCCACGCATCACGAAACGGTTTTGTGAGAATCAGCCCAAACCAATCTGGGGCCCGTTTGGGATTGAGAAACCATTCCCCACGAACGGAGCGAAGACGGATGCGAACGCGCTGCTTCACAGCTGCCCGACCAGTCAAGCCCGTCAATTGGCCATTGGTCAAAATCACATTGTTATCGTTATCAACGCCGAGACTACTCATTTGCAAATACCGTTCCTGATGCAACGTCTTGAAGGCTGCCAATATCTGGTATGGGCAGGTCGCAGGGGGCGCCGGGGGAGATGCAGACGTGCGTATGGTTGTTGTAAGCGTTCTTGATATCGTTGAGGTCGCTCATCACCTTCTCAGCCAAAGCCAAGGCTTTGTCTGCGTCGAATGCGCCCAAGCAAACTTTGCTGGCCTTCACCTGCACTTCGCCGCCTTCGGTTAAGTGGATATGCGTTGCTGGGTCCACTTCGCCGCGCTTGGTCCTGATTCGAGTCATTAAAAAGGGCGAGCTTTTGCCAAACATTTCGCGAGAGTCTGGGGTTGTCGGCTCAATCCCATCACTGAGATACCAGCGGGCAATGTTTCGCTCCATGAAAATCAGAAAGCCTTTGGTGCCCTTTGGGATTTCCCAATCAATCAAAGTTTTTTTACCACCAGGAAACCAAACCGGGATTCCTGAAACCGCTGGCCAACCCTCTTCTTGAACGTCGCCGTCTTCTGTGGGTGTGAACTCGCTGAAAGGAATGGTTACCTCAGCCTCTCCCGTATCCTCATCGTAGCTATTCACATAGCAGGGAATGGCGGTGTGCATCTCTCTGAGTTCATCGAGAATCAGAGCTCTTGAACTGGTGCTGTGCCCTCTAACTTGTTGCTGTGTCATGCTGCGAGTGGTGTAACCTCACAATCTGAATACCATTCGTTGCTGTTTGTGTTGCCCAAGTGCTCAACCTTGCGAATCACGAAAAGGCCGGCTGTTTTCTGGGAGTCCAGATAGACGGGCATGCCCGGGTTAAATTCGTGGCGCAAAAGTGAGCGAAATTTCCAGCCCATTTCAGTTCTGCCTGGGCTTCCGAGCAGGCCGGAAACGGGAGAGACCAGAATCACCTGGTCTGAAATGGGCACATCTGCAGCGGTCAGATAGGCGATTTGGTCGGTCACATAAAACGACAGCCCGTAATCACCGGCAATCAGGTCCAGGGCCCGCCAAACCTTTCCTTTGAGAACCATGTCTTTGAGCAGCTTCACCTGCTCTGCTCTCGCTTCGGCTTCGGCCCGCTGTTTGTAAATGCGCTGCTTGGCTTCTTCAAGGCTCTCTGGCTTTGACTGCTTGTGTTTTCTGGGCTCAAGCAGGCGCTGGGCTGCGCGCGTAACCAGTTCGGTTTTGATTGTGCCCTTGGCAATCTGATTCAGCTCTTTGAGCCGGGCTTCCATCTTGGGGGGAAGCGTCAGCTCTTTAATCAGAGCATTGATAACTGTTTCGATTGGAGCGTCTTTTTTGAAAGACTTCGAGATAAAAGCCTGCTTCAGAGCGGTGCCGCCGTCTTTGGCGTAAAGAGTTGTAGTCCAATCGCCGCCACTGCGCTCATGGTTCGGCATCTCGGTGCCGCCTTTGAATATTTGGCCAAAGCTCTCGCGGTACCCGGCCAAGAACGTCAGGCCAAGCCCCTTTTCTGTCACAAAATCCTGATGCTCTGGGCTCAGGTTGATTATGTTTATCTCGGCATCGTTTGGCGTGGTATCGCTGGTTTTGGTGATTTTGAAGTCAAGCGAAAGCCCTTTTGATGCACCAGGCTTAAAGCCTTCCCAGGTCAATTCTTGCTCGCCATTATTTACCAGCAGCTGCCAGCGCCGGTTATAGAGATTGTATTCAGCCATTTAGGCAACCGGTATCAGGTCGTCATAGACCAGCTGGATACGCGTACCCAAATCGCTAGCAGTGGGAGGCAGCTTTTTCCCGCTGGTATCCCAAAGGTACAATCGGCCTGGCGGTTTGCGAACGTCGGTAATGTGAGAGAGCAGAGAGTAATTGGTCACAGCATTGATGCCGTGGGCAATGGGGGAGAGAGCGGAGTCATAGAAGTGCAGGTACCAGCCATTGGGCGCCAAGCGGTCATTCCACCCGAAGTCAATGTAAAAGGTATTTCCTGAAAGGGTGATTGGGCCCAGGCCAAAGGGGATGCCATTGGTGTTTTCAATTGGGATGATGAACTTTGCCATTACTCGCTCGCTTTCCCTCTTGCCCAGTCGTGCCCCTCGGCGAATCGTCCATCACCCCGCGTCATCGCCTCAATCCGCTCATTTTGTTTGGCCTCGGTCACTTTGATGGTGCTGCGTGGTTTGTAAGCCCTGGGCTTTGTGAAGTTCCGCTGGTCGAATAACTCCATGTCGATGGGTTCAGATGGGGGCAGGTCTTTAACCGCAGTCTTGGCCGTGTCAATCTGCTGAATCGACAGGTCGAAAAACAGGGCCATGCCATGGCCGCTCTCGGCGTCCCAGCTCGGAGTAAAATCCAGAATGATGCCCGAATAAATTCCGCGCACCGGCCCGGCATCTATCCCGATAATCTCGCGGTTTTCTCTGGCCTGAATCATGCGCTCGCGAAAGTCGACGTGTACACCTATGAAGTCCTTATCATAGGCCCCTTCACGATTGCTCTGGATGTCAGTTACAGCACCGTTGAAGCTCATCTGAATGGGAGGCAGATTCACATGGTCGGTAATCAAAGCTCCGTCTTCAATCTCGTTCTGAGTGGGCTCAGAAGTGTAAGAGGGGCTAAAGCTCAGACCTGCAACATAGAATTGCGCATTGTCATCTGGAAAAAGAAAAAAGGCATCCCCTTCTCCTTCTGCCTCCTGAGACGGCAATACTGTTGCCTTTTCTGCTTCTTGCATTTTTTACCCATAAAAAAAGCCCCCGAAGGGGCGGTTTGACAAAGTTCTCCCGAAAGGGGAAACTTAATCAGTTTATTTGGAGGAATCTATGTTAACCCATAAATTAACGGTTGTCTTATTTTTAGCTGTGCTTACCGGCTGTGATTTAACATCAAAGGCTATTGTTGTGGTAAATACACCAGGAGCTGTATCTTCTGGTGTTTCGGCGGGTAATCAGCAGCAAAATCAAACTTCGACATCACCCACTTCGACCACTGTGGTGAATGTCCCGTCAACTCAGGGCGCGTCTGACCTGAGTATTTTCAAATCATCCATTCCCCGGCCTCAAGAGACCGAGAAATATGGAAAAGCGGACATCTCAAAGGCCTCAGAATTCTTTGCTTCCCGCTATCAGGCAAGCAAAGAAAATGCGTTTGAAGTTTTAAAAATGTGGCTTGACGCAGAACTTATTGGAACAGTAAACGGAGAGCTTGGCAGAGCCTTGCTTGAAAATATCATTGCCAAAAATGGAGATGATGCACAATCAGGATTGGCGATTTTTAATGTCACCTACTCAAACTCAAGGCCTATTCTGCCTGAGTATGTGGTTGGGACAATTTATCAAAACGCTTCGTATTCAGACGCCCTAAAAAAGCTCAGCTATGAAGATTTTAATGATAGAGCACTAAAGGCTGTCAAAGAAGTCCAAACCCCAACAGGGATTCAGTTTCAGCCAATAATTAACCCGTCAGAGCACTATTCTTTAATTAAGCCAAAAGACGGCGAAAAATTAACAATAAATATTTCTGGTGGACCGTCATATATTCCAACAAAAGCCACAAATTTTCCGGCACTATTCAGCTTTATTTTTGATGATGGATGGAAACCAATCTATTCAAGGCTTTCCATCTTTTAGATTACTGAGCAATCACGGTCTGATTCGTTGACCGTGCGCTCCGCTCCATTTGCTTAACCGCCTCACTGGCCCCCTGCCTTGCAGCATTCCTGTTTGCCCCTGGGTTTGGGTTCCCGCGAAGGTCGAAGTAATTGGTTTGATTTATTCCACCACCGCCTCCAACACCGGCAGGCCCCTGCATTGTTTGAGAACCAGGGTCAACCGGAACAAAGAAGCGGCCATGCTGGAAATTTTGCTCAGAGCGATTAAGTTCTGTTGCTCCGTTTCCATATAAGGCTTTTCGACGTAGAGTGTCCCAAACTTCGATATGCCCATAAGTGGAATTAAATCCGCTTTGCTGGTCGTAAACAGCTATGGTGCCGTAAAGTTTTTTCATAATTTCAGGGTCATCAAGCATGGCTTTTGTTACTTTTATTTCAACAAAACGCTTGTCTCTGGCCAGCTGGTCAGCGGCCAGATAGGCGGGCACACCCGACAGATTACCATAATCTTTGAATGTTTTCTGATAAGCCTCAGCAACCCCGGCAAAGCATCTTTTTGAGCCGGTAAAAACGTTGTAAGCATTCCGAACGAGCTTCGCGGCATTGACATTGCTCAAAGGGAAATTCGGGTCCATGAGCGCATTGCTTCCACCACCAACCCCACCGCCAAAGAAGGCATTTTTAAGCCGCTCAAAGAAGCCTGTGATGCCTTGGGCAAAACCGCTTGTCGTGAACCAGTTCCACATATCTTTAAGCACAGCCCAGGTATCCTGAATGCGCTCCCAGCAAACCTTAAACCCTGCGCCCAGGTCTCCGACTGTAGCAGTCAGAACAGGTAACCAGAATTTGGCAGCCTGCAAAATGATTTCGCCAAGTTCAATGAATTTCTTTATGCCCCAAGTCAGCCAGGGGACCACGATATTCCCAAACACCCATTTGACAGCAGGGCCAAAAGTTTCCCAAAGTTGAGCGCCAAATTTAACGAACTCAGCCCCCACTTCTTGAACCAATGGCCAAAGCTCTTTGAACTTATTGCCCACCCACACAATCGCATGAGATAGCGC